TGCCATTCGACTCCAACTCTAGCAGCTGCTTTCTTAACTACATCTGCAGCATATTCTTTTCTGTATGGAAAGACTCTTCTGTATTGTCTAGCAAAAGTCTTAGGATTAATTTGTATATCCATCCAGGCTTTTAATAACTGATACAATGTTGCAGTTATCTGAACCTGTCTTTTTCTTTTATCTGTCTTTAGATAGTTTGGTCTAAAATTACTATCTCCATCTAGTGAATGTTTAACATCGATCACATAGAATCCTTGCTCTTCATCCTGGTAAACATCCTCGTAGCAAACACCAAGAGCTGCGCTTAGCTCTATTCCAGTTTCTGCTAACATGTGGACCCATGCTTTTTTACCTGGGTGTTTTTCTGAATTAATCATATTAAAGACTTCATTAGATTTAGGCAGCCAGTTATCTTTAGGTGCAGCTCTGTTTTCTAATTGTCTAGGATGGAACTCAAATGCTAAGATCTCTTCAATCTCAATGTTCCATTCCTGGTCTTTACAAAAGATTAAAAAGTTTTTGAAATATCTTAATGCTCTATTAACTACAAGCTTACCAATCTTTTCCTTGGTTCTAATACCATTGGATACCTTACAGCTCGTTAATAAGCCGTGCTTAGTGCTTAGAGCGCCATGTTTAAAATCTGATGCCTTGTACTCATCTAAGTACGTTTTGCTAATATACGGCTGGATATGGGACTCTAAGATAGAGATATATCCATCTTTAGTCTTAGATTCTAGATCTGGCTCTGAATTTATAGATTTAAAGTATTCTTTAAAAGCATAGTCAAAAGTAATTCTATTAGTTTCTACTGGTTCCATTTTTATACCCAGCTCATCTATTGATTTTGTTAAGCAATCCTTTTCAAATTTGATTGCCTCTCTTTTTTTATTGATAGGGAAAGATCCAACAGTAAATACTTTACCACCTACCTTAACGTAAACTTTATACTTATTACCATTCTTAGCTATTCTTGTTTCCATGCTTTCCTTTCTCCTTGTATGGATTGTAAACTTCTAACTCTACCCAGGTAGTGTCTTTATCCTTTGGATCCTGGGTAGTAGTTTTCTTAGTTATTAATAATGGTTTTTTCCAAAAGGGTTTCTTCTTCAATTTAAGCAGCTCCTTGTTGTTGTTGTTTTTCTTTTTCTGCGTATTCTTTTTTTTTCTGTTCCCACCATGGCGCATAATCTTTGCTGCCATATTTAGGATCTTTATTAAAAGTGACCCAAGCACCAGAAGAAACTTTAATTGCTTGCTCAACTGGTTTTGGATAGTCATAACCTTGAACAACACCACCAGTACAAGCACCACCGCCATTGTTATCTGCAGCAGCAACAGATCCATCTGGCATCAACCAAATATCCTCATAGTATTTATAATCAACCATGCCATCAAATCCTGCGCCAGAATAAGTATTAACAAATTTTTCCATCTCATCTGTTTGCTCTTTGGTAGATCCTTTTTTCCAACCATCCTGTAAATAAATATCTACAGAACAACCCATTGAAAAATAAGCGCTCTTCTTTGCAAACTTGTATTGAGGATATTTCTTTTTAATACCATCAAGAATTAACGTTGCTAACTCTGTAGCAGAAACTGAAACGTAGGGATTTTTATTACCCTGGGCAACTTCTGCATCATACTTTGCTTTACATTTTTGATATAGTTTGTTCATTACGCAGCTCCTTTCTCATATTTAGATTTTAAATGATCGTTAGCGACATGTTGTTTTTCAAAATATTTTTCAAAACCAACATCGGCTACTTGATACCAAACTTCTTTGAATCCATTACCTTTTGGATTGTCATAACAAACCACCATAAGATCTCCAACCATTGTAGATCTTTGATCTGTAGTAGGAATCACAGAAAAATTAGATTTATCTTTTATCCAACTCTCCTCAATATTCTGTGTTCTTGAATATAACTGTTCAAGATTTTCCTCGACAGTTATGTTTTGACTTGGAACATAAGTAGCAACATGATCCCAAACTTTGTGATCTATTTCTCCTTTAAATGTTTTGTGTATTAATCTGATTTGTTCAATCATTACGCAGCCTCCATTTCGTAGTATTGTTGACGTTTTAATTGTGCATTGAAAACTTCTCCCTCAAAATGATGTTGCTTTAATTTCTTTAGATTCTTGAACCAAGCAACCATAACAGACAAATCGTTATTCATTTTGTAAGTAGTAGTTTTTAATTTTAAATGAATCTTACCAACGTAATCGTAGTTATGAGATCCAGTTAAAAACTTTTTAACAAAAGCATTTAACCATTTACCTTTGTCAGTTTTGATACCAATCTTTGGTAGTTTGTATTCTTTGTTTTTATAACCATCCTGGTATTGAACAAAGACATTACCTCCGTATATTGCTACTGTCATGATAACTCCTTTTGTTTAAGTGATTCTATTTTGTCGTAGTCGTAGTGGATATTATTTGTAAGATTTGAGATCTTTAATTGAAAGATTTTCTTACTCCAATAAGATCTAACAAATGAAACAAGTTTGTTTTCTGCCACGTTAGAATTTGAAAACGTGTATGTTCTGTTAAATTGTTTACCAGATTTAACATAACTAACTTTGTAAGTTTTATTCATTACGCAACCTCCAATGTTTTGATTAATAATTTTTTGTGAACCATACATTTCTAATATAGGCATGATTGTCAATATGTCAATGCCATATCTGTAATTAATTGACAATAAGGCAAAGTAAAAAAGGCGTAGGGGAATCCTCTGCTAAAGCAGCAATTTTAACGTGGTTATAAAAGGCTAGTAATTACGATTGTAATTTAACTAGCTGGTCTTGCAGCTGGATCACATCAACAAGTTTTGAGTGAGCCGTTTTTGAGAGAGCTGCTATACCTGGCGGGTAGATCCCGTCATTTTTTTTCTTCAATCTCAGAATTTTTACGTTCAGAGACTTTCTCTCTTTTTCCTTTTCCTGGATCTTTTTTTCCAGGTGTTCGTAGTGTGTTATCGCCATCGGTCTTTACCTCCTTTATGCGATTAAATTCATAGCTGATTGTTTTATCATCTATGATTATTTCAGCAGCGGTACTTGGCACACTTGCTTGGACCGCGCTATCCAGATCTTTAAAATTCTCATGAGCTGTAAAGCTTACGGAACCAGACCAGAATTTTTCAAATAGTTTACCCATTGGGATAATCTCTTTCTTTAATCATTTGTAAGTAGTGAATGGCTTTATTGATGTCTTTTATTTTGCCTTTTTTTTTATGTCTGCAGATGTATTTTATAGCGTTTCCCTCTGCAAAAGGCAAATCGTTTTCGTTGATAAATTCTGCTGGTTGGATCTTCATATTTTTATAATGATCTCCATCGACTTGCTCTTGTAAGCTCTCGTATATTACTGGTTTAAAATCTTGACTCATTGTCATTTTATTATTTGAATACTTCTTGATTTTCCTTTTAAGTTTGTCAGCCATCCTCTTGCTATTAATTGTTTAATATATTCGTGAACACTATTTTTAGATTTGAGTTTAAGCGCCAGCTTAATTTCATCATAAGATGGCGCTATATTATTCTTAGAAATTTGTTTCTTGATAAACAAGTAAACGTTATTTTGTTTTTTTGTTAATCCAAATTTCTTAGACATTTCCCACTCTAAAATTGATCCGCAAATCCATCATCAGCTGCAGGTTTACTGCCTGTCTTTTTGATGGTAATTTTTAGATCTTTGTTTTCTTGGATATAACAAGATGCCTCCATCCAGGTTCCATCTATAGTAAAATTCTTTCTATAAGGTTTACCTGTCTTTTGGTTAGTCTTATCACTATCCACTAACACTAAGTCTGGTTTATTATCTCCAGGCTTTTTGTCAGCATTCCTTTTCATTGAAAAGGTACAGACCCAATTAGGATCCTTTGGTTTTTGAAAGTCAGCCATAAAATTATCCTCCTATTAATTGCTGTTTTCTATCCTTAAAAGCTTTGACGATTTCATCAAACTTTTTAGAATCTTTTGTTTTAAGCTCAGTTAAATATTTTTTATTTTTACTTGCGAGCTGATCCAAGTTTGCTTGTGATGCAATATTTTTAATTCTTTCTAAAATGATAGAGCTTATATTTAGATCTAAACCTACATTCTCATTGTTGTTTGTTTGTAAGTTTGGCAGCTCTTCATTAGAATAAACTTGACCATGAATCCCCAATGCTTTTAAGATTGCTCTATCAGCAGCTCTCTTTTCAGCAACAGATACTGGATACATATAATCATTGTTAAGTGGAGAGACTTCTCCAAATGTAATATATTTTTTACCTTTAAATTCAGCTACAGCTTTAACTACAACACATCCTTTTTCTAAATTACAACTTTGTAAAAATGGTTCTACCTGGATGTCATATCTTGCTGCTAGTTTTTCTACTTCAAAATGTTTAATTGCAAACTTACCATTATCAATCTGCCACATACCACCATTGGATCTAAGTTTAGCTAGATCTGTTTGTATGTTATTTATATCTACTACTTTACCCATAAACACTTTCCGCTATCCAGGCAGTTTGAATAAGAAACAGCACCCGCTGCGGTGTGCAAACTATTCTGATCCGCCTGGACAACATCATTCGCATATACTTTTATAACTAATAGGGAGCAGAAAATTACTAGCAATAGACAAAGATTCTTTAAACTAGCTTTTTTCTTTCGTGCGAATTTTTTTTCTAAAAGAATCTGCTGCATATTTAATACTTCTGGATTCTTCATAAACTCATTACCAATTCTATTACTTCTACAGTAGCTACTATCGCAAGCTCTATAGCCAGTATTGTATGATAGACATGCCATACAACTCCTTTACTTTTTATTTTTTTCATTAATTTAAACCCCATAATTTTTTAGCTATATCCAAATGCTCTCCCATGCCTTTCCAAAAAAAGTGGGTAAAGTCTGGAGAGATCTCTTCTACCCAGGTAGATTTACCTGCGTGTCTTTCCATAATTAATTCTCTTTCTTGAGCAACTCTATCCATCTTACTTAAATAAAGTTTTAAATTTTCTGGTTTTAAATCATCGCAATTTTCTGGAGTAAAAATATTATAATTCTCCTCATTCATTACGAGTAAGTGTGGTTTCTTTTTTTCATTACAGGCAAAATAGTATGTAGCTACTTGCAAGATATGATCGGACCACCCCATATAACCTTTTTTAATATTTGGCAGTGAGTAGGTACTGGTTCCATCTTTCTTGGGTCGATTCTTTTTTCTGTGTTTGGTTTTAAATTCTACAAACGCATTCTCGTTTTCTATATCTATTCTACCCGTCACTGGTAGAACCGCATTTTTTAAATTTAATGCAATAGATCTTTCGCATTCTGTTTCTCCAGTTAATGCAATTTCTTTCATAGCATCTTTTAATGTTTGGTATGACTTTGCTAAACCAGCTCTTGAGATCTCGTAAACTTTTTTATCTTCTTCATCTACTGGAGTATAAGAATTAAAAGCATCGCAACTGTCGGTACCTTGCTCTAATATTTTTTCAAAAATTTTTCTTTGTGCTGGTATAGATTCTTTAGTTAATCCTTTACCTTTAATATACTTCCACTCAAACTTTCCGAATGTAAGTTTAAGCAGCTCTCCTAGGCATGTTCCCGTAAACATCTTTGCATTACCAGGTAGATCTCTTCTTTCTTCTTGTGATAAGTATAAATATTTATATGCCCAGAGACATATCATCGAATTTAATTGAGTAGGGGACCAGTGATTAAGTTTGTAGATCTCTACCCAAGCAGGCAGCTCTTTAATGTTGTCTAAAAAATCATCTGTAATTTCTTTTGCTACAGCTTTTTCTTTTGTAATCATAAAATCAAATCAATAGATTCTTTTATGTACAAATATGGAATACTGTCAATACAAAATAGGTATATTTGTGTATTTTTACAACTTATGTGTTAACAAATTGGCTAATAAGCAGTGGATTATACTTAACTTTAACTGGTGTAGCTATACCAAGATCTTCTGGTTGAAAACTTTTACAAGCCTCATTTACTGGTTGATTTGTTAATGGATGTATTACACTTAATGAATAATCAGAATTAGATTTTAATATACCAATAACATTTACAGCTGCTTTATTTTTTTTTTATATTTTTCAGATGAAGTACAATAACAATATTTACCTATTGCCAAGCTGCTAAACTTTTTAGTTTGAGGTATATCGAATAAATATATTTCTCCGTCAACATGAGATCCAGGAACATTTATTTGAATAGCTTTTACGTTTGGATGGTAATATTCAAAAGGTATTCGTATTTCGGTTTGTTCTTTTTCGGAATATTTTTTTACTTCATATCCTGCATCTACATACCATCTTAAAGTTATGCTTTTTTGCGGCATATAAACTTCAACAGGATGGCAGCCAATTACTTTTGCTATTTTTTCTGCTTGATCCCATTTAATATCTCTTGAGTTTTTAGCCCAACGATTAACTGTTGTAGTATCTTTATGTAATTCTTTAGCTAGTTTTCTTTGGTTCCAGCCTTTACGATCTAATAAATCTTTTAATAATGCCATAGTTTTTTTATGATGCTTGTCTATAGAAACATCATTACCCTTATTTTTGTTTAATATAGAAATTATATTATTTGTATTTTTAATTGTCATATTGTCAACACGTTATAGTATAACTAGGCGTTAGATGTCAAATGATTACTTTATAAGTAATTACTGGTTGAATTTATTTGATATTTATCCCGTTTTATACACATTTAAGATAGGTAATATTTTTGACATATAAGCAATAATCCATATAAGCAAATTATGAGCTTAGAACAATTCAGATTAAAAAAAGGTTTTTCACATAAAGCATTAGCTAAATTTTTAGGTTTGTCAGGCACATCTCCAGAAAGCACAGTTTGCAGGTGGTGTATTGGCGACAGGATTCCAAGACCAAAATACATGGATCTAATTAAAAATAAAACTAAGGGAGCTGTAAAGCCAGCTAGCTTTTATGCGTAAGAAAAAAAAACTTACAGGCACAATAAATGATTACAAAATGGTTCATGTTATTACTCATGATTGGATTTCTAATTCTGAGTGGATGTCAATTTCCAAAGCAAAAAAACTTGAACCCGCTAAGTGTCATTCGATCGGTAGGCTCTTTAATAAAACAAAAACAAAAATCCAATTATTCGGATCCTGGAGTATTGATGAAGATGGATCTATTGAAATTGGAACAGTAGAAACAATCCCTAATTCGTGGGT